ACCCTGCCAGATATCAACGGTGGTAGGCTCGTTTAAGGTAACATTGCCTGCATCATCGACAGAAATACCACTGCTAACATAGAACACAGCATAACTATTGCTACTATTTTTAGATGATTTAGCTAACGTTTTAGCGGATGAAGTCCCCAACGTATATCCCGCTGGAATCTCTTCCGTCGTCACCACCATCTTCTTCCACACATGCAGCTCCCCCGTATTCCCAAGAGCCTGAAACATGCCGTCGGGGGTGGTGGAGGGGGGGAGGCCGATTTGTGCGGCGGTTGCATCTTTCAGCAGGTTGGCCTTGTTCAAAGGTGTTCCCACCTGTTGGAATCCTTCGGTGTTGATGCCGTTGAAATCAATGGGGAATGTACCGGCCTGGAGCATTGCCAAAGCGTCCGCCCAGCTAGTCCCGGCTGGTACTGCGCTTTTCAGGAATCGGCTGTTACCGGTACCCTTTAATACAGAATCGATCATGTTACACCTCCCCGCTGAAAACCTCTCCGCTGGTTATTAGCGTGATTTTCAGCGATTCGATAGTTTTATCCAGGTTTTGGAATATCGTTTCAATATCGTTCGCCTGGGAGTAGGTTAGGTTGGATAAGGATTCGGGAGCCGGTGGTGTATTCTCTGGCAGGATGAACGCCGCACGGATGTTTTTTACATCACTGATATACTGCGCCGCCTGTTCCGTGGTTGGGATATCACCGTTAGCCCAGTCGGTTTTAGGGGCCACCTCAACAGAGGTACCGGCATCGTCACGCAGTCTGTCACGAAGGTAGGCCACCGCCTGCCCGACACGATTCATGTCGGTGTAGTTGTAGGCTCCCTTCATCACGGTCAGAAACTCGGTGATTTCGGCTTCCGTTGCGTTTCCGGTGCTGATTTTCTGGGCCAAGCTAACGACTTCGGCAACGTCCGACGCTGTGCGGTCCGTGATTAGGGCGTCGATGATACTGCTGTTTTCTGTAATTGATGAATACTTTACACCCATTGAATCACCTACCATTCTACGATTACGTACCCAGGTTTTCCGTTCTCCCCGGCTGTACCTTCTGTTGCCCGTGCAGCAACATAGGTATGCCACATGCCAGTTTCTTTATCCTTGCGCTGGGCGTACTTACCATTGCGTCCCTGCTTGCCGCCTGCGCCGCCTGAACCTTCCAGGCCGGTGATGGTACCAGCATAGTCAGCGCCCTTCTGGGCGTACACAGCGCCGCTCTGAATGTCCATTAAACCAGAGGTGTAGATTTTACCGTTTGCGGACGTGAACACGCCGAATGTGGTAGCGCCGCCGGCCGTTCCCTTGGTGCCATCCTGACCCTTTGCACCACCAGCGCCGCCGGTACCAGCTGCACCACAAGCGTAGGTGTACGCCTGGTTTTTGGTGGCTGTTGTTTCGATAATGAATACCTTACCGCCATTGCCGCCGATTCCGCCGTCGTTGTCCTTCGGGTCGAACGAATCACCCCACAGCATATTACCGCCACCGCCGCCCATGCCGCCGTTGCCGCCACCAATCAGCGTGATTTTGATTGCACCAGCCTGGGGAGCTGTCCAGGTACCGGAACCAGTGAGAACGATCTTGTTCTGATACATGGAATCATTGGGAGACTGCACCAGTTCGGACGGGCTAGAACGCATGACACCGTCTTCTAGGGTAAGCTGCTGTTTGTAAAGGCGGGCGGAAATTGTGCTTTTGAATTGCGTATCAACCGCCTGGATATCGCCGCACTCACTGGATGGATTGCCCCGGCTTTTCACGTTGAACGAACGTCCGCCGTATTCAAACAGGCAGGAAATAACCGCCTTTCTAGCATCCGCTTCGGTGTGGATAAACGGGTTATCGACGCTCAGAGACACTTCGGATTCGGTGTTATTCCCGGAAAAAGTGACTTCGTTGTTGTTGTCCAGCTTAAACGTGATATCTGCTATATCATCGTTTGCCGACATTTCCGGGTATTCGTACATGTTGTCTAAGGTGATTCGATTCCCTTCATCCTGGGCCAGCTTACCGACGCGCAGATACCCGGTTGCAAAATCCTGCCGGGGCCATGCGTTGATTGCCATGCAGAGGAAACGCAGCATCTCACCGCACTTTTTGTCCTTGATATCATCCTTAGTGGCTGTAATGGAAATGTCCTTTACAGTATCTTCAACGATGTAGTTTGTGCGGAAGTTTGCGCCCAGACTTGCCATGATAGCCTCTACCCAACCGGATACCTTCGTTGGCAGGGTTTCGGGGACGATGAAATTTCTCTTGGTCAATGCCCCGATAACATCCACTAGGGACCATTCAACGGTGAGGTCTTGGAGCTTCCAACCTGCACTCTGCTGGTAGTAGGTGCCGCCGGGTAACCATTCGACTGTCCCATCCTCTAGGTATAGGCCCAGCTCCACGACGATTCTTTGCCGATCTTCGATAGATGTAAAAATCGTGTTTGGGGCGTAGGGGTCGAAACGGTGGTCTTTGTTTTCTACCCGAATGTCACAGGTCGAATACGGGATTTTCAGCCCAGAAAACGTCACTTCCGTTAGAATGTCGACGGATTGCAGAACCTTGGTATCCCATGTTTCATACAAGCCAAACAGCAGGCGCAGAACCCGGACAACACGATTAGGCAGGGACCACTTCTTGATAGTCAGCCGTGCCCGTGTGGGATAGTTCACGGTAAAGCCGTCGATAACAACGCTGGTATCTCGGTTGTTCGTCACAGCTCTGGTATACAGCAGGTTATCGCCGCTCCAAACGTGGATTTCAAACTCGGTTGGGTATCCGTCCGCTGTTTTGCTGGAAAACTGCGTTGTTACTGCCTGCAAAATCTCGATGTTGGATACTGCGATTTCGATATAGGGATAGGGTTCGGAAAAGTTTCCGTCCTGACCGGATAGGGTCTCCCCTTCCCAACCAACCTGTCCCCGTCTATCCGCCGGATCACTGGGCTGGATGGTAAAGCTACCATCCAGTACCCAGCGATTCAGTTCCAGCGTTGCGATAGTATCCGGGCTTTCATCGTTGCCGCGATTCGCCACCTGGGCTGAGTTGGAGATAGGCCCTTCCTCATTGGGAGTGATGCTGTTAATGGTTGCATCCGGGTCTACCAGGTCGAACACTGCCCGGACTAGCTGTTTCCGAGAATCAGCCACGATAGCGGCATCATATTCTGCGCTGTGTTTAATCATGGCCGTCTATCTCCTCGAATACCAGTTTGTACCCGCCCCAGGTGGGGCCAGCGTCTCCCCAGCGGGTGAGCGTGGGTTGGGGCTGCTCCACCAGGTGGAACCAGCCCTGCACCAGCTCCTTCCCGCCGGTAGAGGGCAGGAAAAACAATTGATGTCGGCGCTTCGCTTTCATAGCCTCTGCAATCCGCTGCATTGTAGCGTAGTCGATTGCGGACCATTCCAATTCCACATGCCAGATGGTAGCACGAACTTCTTCGATACGCCGCCCGGAAATCATGCGCTCTGAGACGCCTAGCTCTTCCTCATAGGCGGTGTAGTCCCCCTCTTCCAAATCTTCGACTTCAATTCCGTCGATGGAGAGGAACATGTTGCCAGTATCTTCGTTCATTTTCCCACCCCCTTAATCGCTTACTATGCGTGGGCTTTGATCTTCCACAGCTCGGATATCATCAATCAGGCCGCGAGCAACCTCTTTGCCGTTCAGGTTCAGCACGATTTCCTTGCTTCGTCCCTGGGCGCTGGATGCTAGGACAATGGCATTTGCCAGTCCGGTCATATCCTCGGTTTTAAGAGACGCGGCCTGTGCCGCCTTGTCGTTCACCGTGCCGGTCAACCGTCCGGAAAAACCGGAAACTTCGGCGTTTACCGCGCTGGAAACAACATCGGCAGCGTTGATTCTATCCAGTTCTGCCAGGATGCTGTCAGAAACGTTCTTTGCAATAGCAATAGCCCGTTCCCCACTGATAGCCAAGCCGTCACCGAAAGCGTCCATTGCTTCCTGCCCAGCAGGCTTAAACTCGTCCGGCAGCTTATCCAGGTATTCGTCATGGATAGCGTCGATTTCCGTCTGGTAGATGGATTCAGCAACTTTTTTAGATGTTGCTTCCTTCTCCTGCCACAAGGCCATATAGTTCTCATACTGATCATCTGCCATGCCCAACAGGGCGTTGGCGTACTTCATGGCCTTTTCTTGGTCCAGCCCCAAGACTTCATCAAGTAAGCTATCCGCAATGCCACGGTCTTTTAGGGCCTGGATGGTATCGCCATACTTGTTGATAGCGTCGATACTCTTTTGCAGGTTTGTCAACTGGAAGAAATCATCTTCCTCGGTGAATAGATCAACGTCGCTTAACTTGCCCTGCAAACTATCCCGGCTGCTTTCAACAGCGTTCAGTGCCTTTTCGTAGTTGTTCTTGATTTCGTTCAGGGCATCCGCTTGGGATTTCAAGGCTTCCTTCTGAGCCGCTTCCTGCTTTTGGAGCTGTTTCTCATTCCAATCTTCATTCAGCTTGTCAATATCAGCCTGAATTTTTTCCCTGTCCTTGATTTCTGCCTTGGCTAGTTCGTCGTTCTTTTCCTTTAGGTTTTTCTTGTACTCAGCAAGCTCTTTAGCTGCTGCACGTTCATTAGCTGCCGTTTCGATTTTTTCAATCTCTGCGTTCAGCTTTTCAACTTCTTTGGAAACGATGTTAGCAACGTTTCTCGCTGCATCACGGGCTAGCTTGATGTTTTCTTTCAAGCCATTTGCAAGGCCCTGAATGATGTTCACACCGTATTCGTAGAATACCTTGGACGGAGAATTAATGCCAAGTAGGTTTTTGACCTTATTTTTGACCGTATCGGCAATTTCTTGAGCTTTTTTCTTTAATGCGCCTAACTTGTTGGAAATACCATTGATAAGACCTTGAACGATGTTCGCACCGATTGAAAGCAGTTCCCCCGGCAACCCTGACAACGTAGATGTAATGTTGTTTCCAACCTCTGCCATTTTGGTGCGGGCCCGCGACGCCATTTCGGAACCCCAACTAACCAAAGCGGAAAGTGCACCTGCTAAAGCGCTCCTAATTTTGCCTGGGAGAGTTGAGAAAAATGTGATAACCGCATTTACAGCGTTGCTTGCCGCCTGCCGCATGTTAGCTGCCGCCTGCGATCCCCAGTTACGGATAGCTTCACCTGCCGCAGTCAGCGCACTGGTGATCTTGCCAGCGAGATTCTGGAACCACGTAACCACCGCATTAACCGCATTGGTTACGGCGTCCACCATCGTTTGCTTAACGTTGTTGCCCCAGTTGCGGATAGCAGCACCAGCCGCCGTTAAAGCACTGGTAATTTTGCTTGCCAGCCCGGAAAACCATGTAACAACCGCATTGATAGCGTTGGTCACAGCGTTTACCAGCGCTTCCTTCGCTGAGGTGCCCCAGTTGCGGATAGCCTCACCTGCCGCTGTCAGTGCGTTAAAAATGGCATCCGGTAAATTTTGGAACCAGGTGATTACCGTTTGGATTGCATTTGGTAAGGTGGTGCTGAAAAATGTAATCAGCGCACCAATTACTTCGATTACGGCAGTGATTACGCTTGCTAGGATTTGTAGCTCAGTGCTAACGATGGTTATAATTGCTGACCCAGCGATTTCGACGAATTTCTGGTAGAAATTGCTGATTGCTGAGATTCTATCGGGGGTGAAAACCCTCCCCACAGCTTCGCCCAATGCGGAAAACGCCGACTTTACCCCTTCAATGGGGCCAGAAATCCAGCCTGCAACGTCGGGGAATAGATTACTCAACCCATCTAGGATGAGGTTTCCCAAATTGCTGAGAATTCGTCCGATAGTTGGCCCAACATTTTGAACGACCGTAACAATGCTATCAACTAAATTCTGCGTAAGCCCACTGAGGTCTGCATCCGGGCTTGCCAGCCCGACGAGCCAGTTTTCCCAAGCACCCTTCATGGAGTTTACGCTACCCTCGATAGTGGTAGCCGCTTCCTTCGCCGTGGTGCCAGTGATACCGAGATTGTTTTGTACCTCATGGATAGCCTCGATCATTGTCGCGAACGACACATTATCTAGGCTGCTGATTTTCTTACCAAGGACGCCTGAATCGTTGATTAGGCGAATCATTTCTGATTGCGTGCCGCCATACAAGTAAGTTCAGTACAGTTTGCAAGGCTGTACCCGCCTTTCGGCTGCTGCATGTTTCCATGCAGATCAGACTATCTCTTGACCGTTTCCGGCCCCCTGCGCTTCCACCCGCTTGGGTGTACTCTACTCTGTTCCGGGTTTCCCCGTCATTTCGATAGTCGTTACACGTTCACTATAATTTAGCGTTTCGCACGGTATCGCCCACAGCGTTATCCGTTTGGGGTTTCACCGTTTTCACAGGGTTTATACTGGGCAATGGTATGGCACTGTCTACCCAGTTTTAGGTTATCTAACCAAATACACCCTCGGTTTCCCGATATTTATTAGGGGTTTAGACTATATCTTCATCTAAAATCCAGCTTGCACAAGTTGTTTTTATAGCAGTTTTATGGTATAATACTATAAGAGGTGATAATAATGCAAGTTTGGAAAACCATACCACAATTTTCTAAGTATTCTGCAAGTTCCGACGGGCAGATAAGAAACGATAAAACCGGAAGAATCTTGAAGCAGCACAAGGCTACAAGCGGTTATATGTCTCTCGACCTTGGTCAAAGAAATCCCCAATACGTTCACAGGTTAGTTGCTAGCGCTTTCCTCGATAACCCGGACAATCTGCCACAGGTTGACCACATCGACGGCAACAAAATTAACAACAATGTCGAAAACCTTCGTTGGGTTTCCGTATCCCAAAATTGTTGGAATTTTGGATATGCGGAACGCATCGAAAACCGAAAGAAAAGGGTTGTTGCCGTTCATTTGGACGGCAGAATCCTGCATTTTGATTCTAGGAATGATGCCGCCGAACACTTTCAGTGTAGCAAGGGCCTTATTCATTATGAAAAGCTGTACGTAAAGGGTAGAAAAAAGGGTTGGACTTTTTATTTAGATGGTGCGCACTTCCAACAACGTATCAATAGTTGCCGTACTGGGTGACAAGCCCATAGTCGTTTGACGTTCCCATTTCTGGGCTTCGCACAGGATTACCATGCCATTTAGGTTTAGGCTTCCCCTGTTAGCAGGTGCATCTCAACGGCCATTTCCTGCCGTATTTTGCACCCACACCGCTGATTAACGTTCACGCACATTCACCGCAAAATCGCTTATGCGGCGGACATTAGATTTATCGTGTAGTTTTGCTTAGCAAAACCTTGGTAAGCGTCCTGAATACTCTGCATGTCGGTGCCCATCTTGTTGGCGTTATCCGACATATCCGTGATAGCTCGGTTTGCTATCTCTGCCGCCTTGTTTACGTCACCGCCCAGGCCAGAAACCAGAGAGGCAGCGAACGATGTAGCCGTCTCCATGTACTGGTTGGCAGAAAGCCCAGCTGTTTTGTAGGCGTTAGCGGCGTACTGTTGCATCGTGCCGCTGGCCTCTTTGAATAGGGTATCAATGCCGCCTACGTTCTGCTCATAGGAAGCGTAGGCTTCGACGGCCTGCTTGCCGACATCAATCATAGCCTCGCCGAGCTTTTTTACGGCTTCAACAGCTAACTCAATGCCCTTGGCGGCAAGGTTGCCCATGAAGGTGCCCTTGAAGATTTCGCTGAATTTACTAGCACTGCCACCAGCTTCATCCATCTGGTCTCCGGCATCATCGGCAGCGTCACCCAATCTGTCCAGGTCCTCTTCGGCATCATCGGCGGAATCACTCAACCTATCCAAATCCTCACGCAGATGGTCCGCGCCGTCCGAATTTGTGCTAAACGGGTCGTTTCGCAGTTCATCGAACGATGATTCTAAATCATCTAGGTAGGAATCCATATCGTTCAGCGAATCGCCCAGGTTTTGGGCACCATCCGCCGCCGTGGAAAACGGGTCGTTGTTCAGTTCATTCAGTGAGGCGTCGATTTCGTCCAGGTAGGTATCAATTTCCCCCAGGGAACCGGAAATACCATTTGACATGCTGCTGGACGCACTAGAAACTGATTCAAATGAACCAGTAATACCCTTTAGGTTGTTTGCTAGCGCTTCGGCAGCAGAAGAAACCTGCTTAAACGAATTTATTACTTCGCTGGCATCACCGTTAATTTCGATGGTAACGGAACCATCAGCCATTTACGTCACCACCTTAATCACCTTTCCCTTTCTGTTTGACGTATTCCTCTGCCTCCTGGTATCTCCTGTTTATCTGCGCTAACAATTCGGCGTCGCGCTCCTCCACCGTCATGTGTTTCTTGCGGTCTACGGTGTCCTTGATAGCGTAGATTTCACGCATCTTCTTGAAATGCTTGCGGCGCGTCCGGTCTAACTTATTTAAGTCCGCCGTTCTGTACATAATCCGTTGCATAAAATTACTTTCATGCGGCAGGTTGAACAGCAGGCGGCGGAATTCCCACCAATGTAAATCTGTTTTCGTAAGGTCGATGTTGTAGTAAGTAAGGAAGGAGGAAGAGATAGCTTCGGCATCTTGCTCAAAGTCGTATACTCTTCCTCCTTTCTTCTTATCCCCTTGTTTTGGTTCTCCGTCGGCCTGATTGTACCCACGGAAAAAGCCAAGCATGGCATCAACAGCGGCCTTAACATCGGCAGGGACAGAGCCTCGGTAGAAAAGGGATAAAAGACCGGCAACGTCCGGTTTTTCTTCCTTCAATACCTCTAGCTCTATCGCCACTCCGACGCGGAAGCTGGGGTCTATTGGTACCCGCTTCCCGTTGACTTCAACATGATCCGGTAGCGCCCGAAACGGGTTAGTTCGCATCGGGCTTGCGCAGCTTCACCCGCTCGGCGGCTTCTGCGCGGCGTCGTGCCCGTTCCTCTGCGCGTCTCTGCTCCCGGTTGGTGGGGGTGGCGGCAGCGCCGGGCACAGGAAACCCGTTCGCGATATCCTTGATGGAAACCATCTCTTCCGCCACGCGGCGGACGAAATCGCCGTAAGCGAACACAATAGCTTTCAGGTTGCTTCTGGGGCCGAAACACTTGTCGGAGGTGCCCTCTCCGATGAGAGTATCGAAGAAATCGCGGACCAGTTCACACATCCCCTTCATGTAGGCGGTGACGTCCTTGGGCAGTGCTTCGGTTTCCTTCTGCACACGTTCCAGCTCAGTGATAAACAGCTCCATGTTTACCGTGTCGAAGGTGTCATACTCCACGGCAACGCCGTTGATGTTATAGGTATCCATGCTTAATCCTCCTTATATTGGTTACACGTCGGCGGAATAGGTGTACTCGGTGGGAGCGGCAGTTGCCATGATATCCACATCGATCTCAGCGGAAGCGCCTGCCTCGCCGGAACCGTCCGAGTTCACGATAACGGCAGCGGTACCCTTTTCGCCCTTGCCAGTCAGCAGAGAGAAATAGACGTAGGGCACGATAACAGCCTGACCGGTGCCGAACTTGATAGCGTGAGACAGGGCGTAGTCCTGGAAATCATCACCAAACATGCGATCACCGGTGACGTTGAAGGTACGCTGGGTAGCAGTTTTGGTGGTCACCTTGCCGTTTCGGATGTAGGTCTTGCCTTCGCTCTCCGGGTTCAGCTGGGAATCAACGTTAGTGATGCCGCCCTGGACAACCACATAGTCACCGATTTTGCCAGTGGGAGAAGAAGCAATGTCAACAGCCAGGACAAAATCGTCGGCAGTGGCAACGCCGGAATAGGAAGGAGACGGCTCCTTGCCTGTCATAAGGGTAGAAAGTTTCATTTTTTCATTTCCCCTTTCAGTTGGAAAAATAGTCCATAGTCATCAAAATTTGATGATCTTCGGTGTTATCGTCGTATCGGGCGAACATTGCCGCCCTAGTGTTGCAGGTAATTTTAGTTGCCTGTTTCCCATCCCCCAGATAAGGCAACGGGCGGCGGGATACGGCCCAGTCACCAATAGCATCCAGGATTTCATCGGCTTTCAACCGGTCGTTGTTGCTGGATGGTTGCAGGCGGTAGATGATCTTGAATTGATACTGCCCCTGATACGCCCCTCGAACGTACTCCTTGGTTTTGTAGGCCCCTTGGATGGTAGAAAGCGCCATACCAGGCTGGTCAGAAGGGAGAAATTCAAATGCGATATTGGTAGGCTTTTCTTCATACTGATTCAGCCAAACCAGCAATTTTCTGGAAATCTGGTCGGTTTCCGCCTTGGATACCATGCGTAACTGCTCGTTATCCATTCAATATCGCCTCCTTATATTTCTTCACCCAGTTTGGCAAATTCATAGCCTTGGACGCATCGAACCAATGGCTTTGCGCCTGTCCGTGCATCGCTTTGGTGAATACCAGGCTTTTGCCGTTTGCTACCTTAGTAGCTCCCGGCCTTGCCCATGGACTTCCGGTATCAGGATCGACCAATACCTTCCCTTCCCACAGAAAACGGGCATACGGGCCTGGGTATACGATGGTATCCCCCTGCACCCTAGCTCGCCCTGCAAGGGAACCTGTAAGGGCTGGGACAAACTGGTCGGTATCCTTCATGGCTTCATTTGCCAAGACTTCCTTGGCTCGGTCTGCACGTTGGGCAAACTTGGCGGCGTCAATTTTTACATCAACCTTAACGCTAATCATCAGCGCCCTCCGATTTCAAAATGTTTCATCTCTTCCGAGCCGAAATCTTTCGCATCCACCGAATTGATTCTGTATACGTCATCATGTGTGCGGTTAATCCACTGGAAATCCTTCTCAGGCTCTACAACCTCACCCTTGACGATGAACGTAGAAACATCGGTAGGCGGTGCAGAATCCAGCGTCCACAGGCCACTTTTATCAGCGGCGGCATGGTATTTCTTCGGGGATACATACCGCTTGATTTCGGCTGTCTGCCCGTCGTAGGCTTTCACGCTGAACGGGATGTATACCGTCACCGCATCGGCGTTCTCCATGCCGGAAGAACGAACGTTGGTAGCTTTTGCAGCATCCAACAGCACCCCTTCCAGCACCGTGATATTCGTCACCTGTTCAAAAGTAACTTGATCTTCGGTGATGATATACAGGGTGATAGTGTGTGGGAACATAGTCACCAGCAATCACCCCGCTTTGCCATCGGGTAGCCGGTAGCCTGCAAAAAGCCGGTGCCTTGCAGGTAGATTAACAACGCGCTTTTTTTGCGTGCTGTTAGCAGTTGCAGGTCTGCCGCGCTCAGAGTTTTGGTACCGTAGCTCCGGGACCATCCCCCCACCGATTCGCTAGAAATGGAACCGGTGGAGGAAAAGGTCAGAGCGTTCAGCCTGTTTTCGTCCTGGAAAATTTCGGCCAGTTCGCAGGTAGCCATTTGCACCGCCGTTAAATCATCACCAACCGCCGACATAGCTTTCCCACTAGTGGCGGCGTTGATGTAGGCAGTAGCACGGGTAGCAAGGCCGTTGAAATCGGCTTCTTCAATGGCGTTGCCGCCGTATTCGTTCTTGTAAAACTCATAGGTTGCGTAAGCCATTGATTAACTCCTTTCTCAGGCTACCTTGATAACGTAAGTCTCATCCATGCGCTCGAAAGAGGGCAGGACGATTTCGGAGACGGTGGTTTTGGTGTTCACGGGATCAGAGGTGGTAGTCACCGCAACGGCAATGCCGGTATCAACCAGGGACACATCAGCATCAGCCTTGCCCATCAGAGTGCGCTCTTCGGGGGTGGTGCCGTACCAGGTAGAACCCAGTGCGCCCTCAGGCAGCAGGGTAACCATATCGTCGGGATAGAACTTGTGAGCAGTACCAGCCTCGTCCTTGTACTGCTTGGAGTACACGATGACGGTCACACCAAGTTCGTTCTGGAACAGCTCATTCACTCGCGCATCGGTCATGAACACGTTGGCGGTGATGTTCTGGGCCAGAACGGCGGACTTGATCTTAGCATTGGCTTTCAGGCAGCTCATGGTCTTCTTGCTGCACAGCATGATGGTGGGCCGGGTGCCGGTGTTGGATTCGACGGAATCCAGGGCGTCCTGAATGTCGCTCATGGGGTCGGCGGTGTCGGTGGCAGACCACTTCTTGGTGGCGGTGGTGATAGCGTTGTAGTTGTTGGTCTTGTAGGAGCCGTCGATGTCGTAGTTGTAGGAATACTGCACACCACCGGCTTCCAGGACGATTCTGGGGGAACCGTCGGTAACAGGGGCAAGCAGCTGCATACGCATACGCTCAGCCACGACGCGGGCACCCTCAACCAGGGTGGAAGCATCGTCGTAGATGGAGGACAGAACAGAGGCCAGGTAGGGGTCATTGCCGTCGATGATACGCATGATCTCCTGCTCATCCTCTTCCTTCACCAGCATGGACTCACGGAAAAAGGCCATCTGGGTCTCATCGACCTTGATACCCTCGCGGCTACGCAGGGTAGACTTGGCGTCGAAGTTGGAGGGGGCCAGAGAAACGGGCAGGCCCTTGTGGGACTTGATCCACTTCAAATCCAGGCCCATCTTCTTCTTGGCAGGGAAGAAACCCTCACCCAGATAGGCCATACGGTTAGACGCGGCCTCGGTCTGCTGCACAGCAATAGCGGCAGCGCTGAAAACATCAGAAATGTTCATCTTTTATCCTCCTTCCTTACATGAATACGACGTTCTTCATAGCGGCCTTGGCGGTAGCATCCACGGTAACACCGGAATGTGTCTGCGCCTTGGTGGTGTTGATGTAGCCGCCGATTACGATAGTGCCCTGGGGGCGATCCTCGTAAACGTCCCGCAGCAGGACGCCGACGGCGGTAGAAGTCTGACTACCGGATTCGCCGGAAGTCGCGGCTTTCTTACCATCAGCCGCCATAGGAGTGCCAGCCTTGCAAACGCCGCTGGTAAATGCGGTAGAATCCAGAGTAAGAGCCTTGCCCACATACTCGGAGTTGTACAGGATTTCCACATCCGAAGGTGCGGAAACCTCAGAGTATTTCATGGTGCCTAATGCCATTTTTGTCACTCTCCTTTATACTGCGACAAAACATCGCTGTACGTTTTGTTGTTCTGCGCGGTAGCTGCACCGATGCTCTTTGCAAGGGCGATACCGATGTTTTCAGTACCGTTGTCCTTACCACCCGCGCCTACAGGTCGGCCAAAAGAAGGGGTGGGTTTGTCAGATGCAAAAGCGCCGGGGTCAGCTTCGCGCTGGGCTTTCAGGAAATCGTCGAAACCTTCCAGTGCGCCATCTTTCAGGGTCAGGCCCTTGGCTTTGAGTTCGTCTCGAAACGCCCTCTCAGCGCCCTTAGACGAAAACTTGACGTTTGCGCCGGTGATAGCAGCAGAAGTAGCAGCGGAATAGTCTCGCTCCGCAATCTGCGCCTTGTAGGCTTCCGTGTCTTTGTCGTACTTGGCTTTCAGTTCATCCATCTGGGCTTTGATCTCATCGGCAGAACCAGCGTTCTTTTTCAGCTCTTCCAGATCCTTGTCTCGGTCGGCAAGTTGAGTTTTCAAGCTTTCGGCGTCCGCCTTGGCAGCTTCGGCCTTGCCCTTCTCCCGTTCAATGTCTTTGCCATTCTCAGCAAGAACTTTGTCGATGATCTCATCCTCTAAACCAAGCTCTTTCAGATATTCGCGTTTCATTTTTCACTCCTTGCCAGCTACGCTTTTTTACGCGGGTTGCATCCGCCGCTGTCCCGTAGTTTTACGACATCGGAGCGGTCAAAGATAAAAAAATAAGCCAAAAACCAACGTTTTAGTTGATTCTTGGCTCAAAGGCTCAGGTTATTTGGGTTTTATTTACTTTGCTTTGCTTCTTTTTGCTTACGTTTGCTTTTTGTTTGCTTACGCTTGCTTAATTTTGGTTTTGTTTGGTTATCCGGCCCATTTGATTTCACCGCACCAATCGCAACGTCTACCGTTGTTTTTGCCGGTGCATTTCACCAGAACGCCGCAGGCTCCCGGCTTTACCGGGTGAATCTTCTTCCCGCATTCGGGGCAACAGAACCAGGTTTGTCCGTTGATGGTTTTAATCATCCTCTTCACCATCTTCATCTTCTGGCTCTGGGCCGTTAAAGTAGATATTGAAAAATTCATTCACAGCAACCATTTCGTTTGCGCTTTTCCCATCAAATTCCACAGTTGCAGCACGAATGGCATCATACGTTTTCTCACACACGGTAATCTTCAATATACCACCTTAGTCCTTTCACGCTGTAACGGCAGGTTGGCCGCTTCGCTGAATAGCCTGTATTCACGGTTCAGTAAGCGTATCTTTGCCCTTGCCGCTGTTGCGTCCTTGGCGGCTTCCTCTGTTCCCAGGGCTTCCGCCGCTTTCTGTATGCGTTTCTGCTTCCTGATAGATCGTTCTATCTCCCGTTGCTTTTGGGATGCCTGGTACTGGTCGTATGTGCGGCCCTGATACTCGAACGGGGGTTGATCTATCTCGCGCAGTTGTTTGTCGGTGTATGTTCTGGAGGAAACCCCTTCAACAAATGGGTAGTAGTGATGTTTACAGTTCCATCCGCCCAGGCCCGGCCCGGTTCCGTATCCGGTGTTTTCAATGAAATCCGGGTACTTTGTGTTCTTTGGTTGCCCCGGCTTATTCCACACGAAAAGTTTCCCTTGCCACGATTGGTGGTTCTCTGGTCCGCTTCCCGTGTTTCTCGCCCCGGCATGGGCGGACACTTCAACTAGATTGGTATCTAGCCGCTCCATGCTTTGCTCCGCGTAACGCTGGCAGGTTTGGTTCACACCCGTCATCACGGCCCGTCGAGCGGCTACGTCCGCCTGGTCGTAGTGTACCCGTCCATTGGATTCGTAGCGGATAGACGTTAGGCCACCAGCGGCTAACTGTTTTGTTGCGTGGGCTATCGCTTCATTGTAGCTGATAGTCCCAGACATCACTTCTGTTTCTGCCATATCCAGCGCCCATTGATAGGCTTTCTTGGGTTCCAGCCACTTAACGACTTTGCCATTGCGCCGGACTGCAAACCCCATTGATTGAGTTAGGTTTCTCAGTTCGTTCTTAGTCTGCCGTCTGATAGCCTCAACGTCCACATCATCAACAATGTGGCGCGGGGCGGTAATCTCTGCCGCCGTTGCTAATGTACCGTAGTATTTGCGGTTGCGCTCGACCACGCCGTCCATGATAGCATCTACCTTGTCCAGGCTGGTTTGCGTAGTCTCCGCAATGGCTGTTGTGATTTCGTCCAGTGTTATCCCGTGGGCACGCAGTTCCCGGATATCCTCAACTGTCACCTGATTCAGATCGTCAGATACCACCAGCCGCCAACAAATCTCTTGTAGCAGCCTATCTTCCAGGCCCCGGAATAGCTCGGCGATAGGCTCAGGCAGGGCATCCAGAACAGCGGGATTGAATGGGTACTTCATTATTCAAGTTCCCCTTGCGGCTCATCGACTATTTCATCCATCCCCGGTAGCATAGCTTTGGCAGTCTCTTCATCCTCACCGAAATGCTTCTGCCGGAATTCATAGGCATTCAGGATACCAGCAGATACCAGTTGCAAATCAGCCGCCATTTCTGCGCGGTTGCTCTCAGGATCATCAAGCACACCATCGCCGAAGCTGAGATGCAGCTCATAGTCCCCCTGAGGGGCCAGGGCGTACAGTGTAGCGTATACATCCATCGCATATACCAGATCGTCCAGGGCATCCCCAAACGCCTGCTGAATGTGGCTCTCGGTAATGTACTGCCGCTGCTTACTGGCCAGGATTTCCGTCGATGTTTTTTCCACGCTGGACGGGTCGGAAATCGTTCCATAGGCTAGGCCTGTCTGGAATTCGATTTGTTTCAGGATGTTTTGAAACCCCCTGTAAATGGCATCATCCCGGAACGCCGGGGAGAACTCTTTGAAAAAATCCCCATCCTGGGACATAAACGGCCCGAACTCATAGAGTCGGTTTCTTCCAAAATCACGGGCGTTCCCGCTGGTGTACTCAGCAAAAATCTTGCGTTCGCCCGATTTGAACTCCCACCACAATCTATCCCACTGTTCATCTGCATCCTTTACTAGGCCGACGATAGAACCGCCGTACACAGATACACCCAGGCGGCTATCGGTGTCGATGTTGTTCGCAACAGGCGGGGTGAAGAAAGCAAACAGCGGACGTTCTACGCCGTCGAGCGTGGTTTCATCGTCCAAGGTTGCCCAGGCAGGGACCGTATCGAGCGGCACTTCCTCGCCCACTGTTCCGTACTGGTTGGACTTGTGGGCCTTGTTCCGCACAACGTAGGCCGTGCGTTCTCCATCTCTCACAAACTCATGGCTTTCCAGGCGGACGTACCATTTACCGGCCAGCTGCACCCGTTCGCGAAATACGCCGCCGGTGCATTTACCTGCTTCATCGAAGTTTGTAGGTTGAAATGCCATGATGCTAGAAGCGTCGACTTTCAACACACCGTTGTACACATAAGGCCGAAGGGCTAACCCACCAAGAGCAAGCCCCATCTCTAAGTTTTTCTCGAAGTTCCGGGCGGCGTCCTGGAAGCAAGCATCTAGGAATTCAGCCCGTGCCCCGCCGGTAACTGTTCCGTTGAATTCCACCAGTGCAGGCCGTGCCATTTCACGGGCGATAGCAGCAGGCAAGCCGAGCGGGATAATGTCGCGCTTGGCCCACGGCGGTTCATTGATGTACATAGAATACCACAGGTTGATATTCTGTTGCATCGTGGTGCCAACCGCCGTATCAACACCGAAATCCTTTTTAGCGGTAGCGGTGGGAAACAGCCAGTTTTTCAGATTTCGGAATGTCCTAGCAAAAAAACTTTCCATTTAGCGCACCTCCCGCCGCATTATCGTGTATACGAAATATCGTATCATATCCATTGCATGGTCCGATTCTTTAACTACCGCATCGGTTTCTTTTTTTTCGTCCCAGCAGTAGGAACCGAATTCATCAAACGTGTTTTCACAGCTGGCATCGAATAGGATTCTACCAGCTAACAGCAGGCTACCAGTAAGGCGGATGCCATCTAACACTGCATTATTGGCATCCATCACAGCAAATTTGCCACGCCGCCGCAGCGTTTCCTTGAACGATGCTGCCGACGGGTCGACGATCACCCGCTCTATCTGGTACCCTTCCGCAAATGCTTCCAGATCGTCGGCGTATTCCTCATCCGTTTTCTGGCGCTTCTGTTTTCGCCCATCGTAGTAGTATTCTTTCAGCATCACAGCTTTACCGTTTCGCAGCTGCCACAGCCCCATAGCCGTAGGGTTCAACGTGCCGTAGTCGATGCTGATATAGTACACGCCGCCGGAGTGTTGTTCCGTGGCTACGTGTTTCGCCTTGTCGAACATCGGGTAAACCAGGCCGTCGGCTACGCACCATTCGCCCAGGATATAGCGGCGGTAGAACACGCCTGCATAGGTGTTCTTGTACCGTTCCACGATTTCCGGATCTAGCGCCGGATTGTCTTCTAGGAGGAAATGCAGATGCAGGGCTTTGTGCCTTTCGGTTTGCTTAATCCATTCTTGATAGAACCAATGCGACGGGGGGCCTGGGTTACAGTTGAACCAGAACCGAGAACCGGAAACAGAACAACGTGCAAGTGCCTGCTCCACGAACGATCTAGGCTGCAAGGCCACCTCATCCAACAACACCCCTGCAAGGGTTCTACCCTGGATGAGCGCAAAAGAACTTTCGTCTTTGCCGCCAAACACCTCAAACAGGTTTGTGGTGTTGCCGTTTTGCACTTCCAGCACCTTGTCTATCCGCCGCCACCGTAGCCGGTAGGTTTCACGGGCTAACGACATAGCTAGGAAAGGCTGGATAACGTTCTTAATGCAGCTATCAACGCTCTTGCCGCAAATAGCAAAACGCTGGCCGTCGAAGTTCATCATGCCCCACTTCACAAAAGCCCACATCATAATAGAACTTTTCCCTGAACGGATAGCCCCATCACAGATGATAGCTTCGTACTTGGTGTAAGGAAAGGCTAGGATTTTCAGTTGCTTTTCACTAATCATCCGAATCAAGCCCTTCTGCGATCTTCTTTAGGCTAGCGCTGAGTGCATCTTCCTGCCGTATATCTTTTTCTGCGATAACGCCGCCCTGGTCACTTTGTCCAAGGTACTGTTTGCCCAAAAAAATAGCCATAGAAGCATTTTTCTTAGCTAGCTCCCACTGCGTCCGGCGCAACGAAATCTTGCCACGCCCTCTCTTTTCGTTAAATACCTCGGAAAAATTCTTACCATACGTTCGCTTACACCAACTATTGAGTGTTTTATCCGTGACATCGAACCAGGAACAGATTTCGTCGTAGGTGCATTGCAGCCCACAAAGGTTTTCAAATTGTTTTTGATCAATTTCTTTTGGCCGCCGCCCCATACAATCACCTCTCCCTTTCTTTCCGCTTCTTATTTCTTATGAACCGCTCCATGTCTCGCTTTAATTTTTGGCTTTTGGTTTTCTTGATGATCTCTTTCGCTTCTGCAATCGTCATCCTTCCAAAACCGCCTTTTCTCCGGTGAAGTTTTCCCAGCGCTTGATGATAACATCAACGTATTTAGGATCATATTCCATCACGCATGCGTTTCTTCCATTCTGTTCACAAGCCATAATGGTTGTCCCACTTCCGCCGAACAGATCCAGAACGATGTCACCACCTTTTGTGTTGTTCTGAATTTGATAATCGAACAGTGCAATCGGCTTCATCGTTGGATGTTCTTTGTTTGCAGTTGGGCGATCAAACTCTAGGAGCGTCGTTTGCTTCCGGTCGGACGCCCAGAGGTGCCCAGCACCGCCTTTCCACCCGTAAATGCAGGGTTCGTGTTTCCACTGGTAATCTTGCCGTCCCATTACCATGGTGTTTTTTGCCCAGATAAGGATTTGACGAACCTCCCAGCCAGTTAGCTGGCAAGCCTTATCAAAAGCATGTTCTTTCGTTCCGGCATACCAGATGTAAAATACAGCCCCAGGCTTCATAACGGAATCCGCAGCACGAAAAGCAGAGGAAAGGAATTCGATCATTTCTTCATCCGTCTTTGCGTCGTTCTGGATTTTTAAGGCGTCCTTAGTCTTGCCAGTATAATCCACACCATACGGAGGATCAGTAAGAAGAAGGTCAGCTTTCGCCCCCCCCAGAAGAGCTTTCACGTTTTCTTCGGAGGTGCTATCTCCACACATCAGCCGGTGACGGCCCAACTTCCAAATTTGGCCAAACTTAGAAATAGGATCGTTAGTCTTATCAACCTCCGGCGCTTCATCTTCTGTAATTTCGGTAGCTTCGGCCGTTTCCTCCATCAATTCCCACTCAAAATCAAACATGGACAAATCCAAATCCTGCAACTCTTCGGTCAGCAAATCAATATCCCAGGGGGATTCATTGGTTTTGTTGTCCACGATACGCAGAGCGTCCACCTGTTCAGGCGTTAGATCGTCCGCCATGATGCAGGGTACTTCAGCGTATTTCAGCCGCTTAGCTGCCTCAAAACGGCAATGTCCAATGACGATAACGCCATTGGAATCAATCACGATAGGTTGAACAAAGCCGAACTGTCGGATGCTTTCAGCCACATTGTTGATTTGGGTATCATCGTGCTTCTTAGCATTGCGATCATACGGCTTGATCTCTTTGATTTTTACGCTTCTGATCTCCATATTTATCCTCCTACACCCGTCTCTTCCGAGCTGTCAGGGCGGGTTTCCATCGCCCCAGCATCCGCAAATGCTAACCGCTATTCTGGTAGCAGGCCCCGGTAACTACCCGGATATAGGCTATTGCCGCCCGCCATATTGCCCCACAGCGGCGTTGGTGCTGTACACACACGCAACAGTGTTCCACCGTGGGGGATCGCCGATTTAGTACGTTCATCGGCTACGGTACCGCGCAATCAATAGGCCTTGAACCTATTCCGCTGAATCTTGGCGGTGCACCTTCTGCTTTCTTGCATATATCCCCGTCTTTCCGGGGTGTCGGTGGCGGCAGGAGTAGGATTTGAACCTACGCAGGCCGTAGCCCATACTGTTTTAGCAAAACAGCCTCTTGAACCAAACTTGAGTATCCCGCCGTATGCCTAACCGGAATCTAACCGGGGCCACCAGGTGAGTGATGGAGCTGCTTTTACAGGCCGCAGCTTACCGAAGGAGCATTCCCTATGGAAACAAAAAAGAGAACCGACAGAGCGGAAAGCCAGCTATTGGCTCCTGCACCGATAGCCAGCATATAGAAAGAACTCCCGGCGCAACTGCCACGTCGAAGACGCTGGTGACACACCATTGCGTTATCCGGCGGCGTTCTTTCATATATCCCAACCTGCGCGGGTCGTGGCATCCCTACCGTGCCAGATAATGGGACGCTCGCCGCGCTGGGTTAGGTGCTGAAAAACAAAACACAAAATGCAGAAAAGAAAGCAAAGCTTCACCTGCCTTTCGTATTTTATTTTCCCTTTCGGGATGGTCCTGGGATTCGGAATTGAACCAAATCATACACACCAGTGCCCAGGATATGGAGGGCGGGGCAGGGGAAAAACCCCCGCCCCTATACCAAATAGGAGGGGTGGCTATTGCCGCCGCCACCCGGCGGAAGAAGCATGCGGAAGCCAGAAAGGGCAAAGACTTCCTTGCTATTATTATACCATAATCTACCGTATCGTTCCACGAGAATCTGTGTTTTTTGCCAAATCTTTGTGCAATGTGTATCTTTATCAATCAATATACTTAAACCACACGCCGTCGATAATAGACTTTCTTTTGATTCTGCCGATTAGGCCAGATGTTGATAGGTAGTTTTTTCTGGCAGCATCTCTAGCGCTTGGGTAAAATTCAATGACTCTCCCCCATGGTTCCATTTTTGCAACCGTCCTGCTATTCGGGTTTCTGCGTTCCTTGTTAATTTGTGCTTTGGTAACGAATTCAAGGTTGTACACAGAGCAGTTAGTAGGATCTCCGTCTTTGTGGCGCAAGACAAGCCCTTTTTGTTTTCCTCCCAGAAAAACATCCCGAACAAGATCTTTTACCCTAATCGCTTCCCCTGCGATTCTGACGTAGGCGCTTCTGTGGTTCACCCACGGGCACATTATTTTAGGCTTTTCCGCCCGAAATTTCCCGTGAGCCAAGCTCGGCCTAATCCAACTCCTGACTTCTCCGAGGTTGGAAACATCATACCATCCATCTGTGCCAGGCACCGGCTTCCATATCTCCCTCAATCCTGTCCCCCAATTCTGTCCAGGAGGGCCACTAGCCCCCGTACTTCCAATGGGTCAATGCCCGTTTCCTTTCTGATTTTCCGCAACCGATAAGATACAGCGTTTCGGTGCCAAAAAAGCTCCCGTGCTGTTTTGCTAATCATCATGCGGTTCCTTTCCATCGAGAGAAGGATCTTCTTATCGAAATCATCCATATTATCCCCCTGCTTTTTTCAGTTTCCAGAAATCATTGATAGAATCCCGGACCGGGTCTGTTTTACGCTGCGACCTAGCATACTCTAGTATCTCCAAATCGCGTTCATAATGCTCTCTGCACATCTGCCGCCCCGGTAGCGCTGGGAGCTTGCAGTAACGGCACTCCCCTGCCGGTTTCCGAATATACCTCTCGCGGTGCTGCCTGTTGCGCCGCAACCTACATTCATTGCAGAACGCCTGCCCTTTGTAGGCCGGTTTGCCGCATGCTGTACATAGCCCCGCTGCTTTTCGTTGCGCGTACAAGGTTTTCATGCTCTCCCTGCTACGCTCTCCCCGCTTTTTCTTTTCGTCTTGGGATAGTTTAGCATTGCAGGCATTGTTTAGCTCTACGCTGATGGACAGGCACTCCAGGCATTTATACCGCCCAGGGGCGGCGCGTTCTTTCATACACCGAACGCACAGCCCCCTAGCCTTTGCCCATTCGTAATTTTGCTTCTTATACTGCAAATCACGTTGCCTGATTTCATGCGCTGTCAGGGCCATTATTCAACGCCCCCGGTAATCAGTTCGGAGTACGGGAGTGTTTCGATCCAGTGGCAGAACTCCCGCCACTCGGTGAGCTTGTGATTGCGCCGAGCGCGGTAAATGTTGGCCAGAACTTCGTAGTTTAGCATCAGGGTTCGGCGCTGGTTGTAGTTAGTGGGGAGGAATTGGATAATCTGCCGCCACCAGATTTTTTCACCCGTTTCAAGATACTTTTCCCCGCATCTATTTAGTAGTTCAACGATGGTTAAAAACACCTCATAAGGTGCCCAATCGACATATCCTTGCCATCTTGCAGAAATGAGCGGCCGATCACATGAATCCAAAATGTCTTCACAGCTGAAATCGTCCACGAAAAACGGCTTTTTGTGGATACTATGCATCGTAGAGCAAGAGTTGGACACCGTACCCACCTTGTACGTTTCAAACTCTTTCCACCAGTACAGCGGTGCTGTCACATCCACATACACCACGATCATCCGCATGAATTTGCGGTGGTCGGTTCCAGCTTTCGCTAGGCGCATCATTAAGTCGTGGTCGTTGGGGCCGACTTCGTAGCGGCTTGCGATGATATGCCCATCTTCTTGGCGCATGTATTTGCTATCTGACTTATCCCAGCTGTTATAAGGGTTTCTCATCCCTCTAATAGCAGCTTCCCAGCCGACTACCTCGGTGTATTCCAACTTAATCATTTTCCAACCCCACAAACACCGTTTAAGCACGGCTTTATGATGATTTCCTTATGCAAAGCGCCATCTTCCGCGACGGTATAAATGGGCTTATCAAGCTCCGTGGCCGCAGCGTACATAATCCTGCACTCCGGCGTATGTGCCCATCCAGGGCACAGGATCAACGCATCGGCATCAACCAACGTTTCGATTGATTTCCCAAGAAACCAGGAAGACTGTGCGCCATCGGGATGTTGCAGGAAAAGGCTATCCAGAATCCTGACTTCCTTCCCCCATTCTTCTTCTGCGCCGCAAATGGCACGTAACCAATTCTTGATAACGTCCGAGCTTCCGGGATTTCCATACAATGGATAACCGACAAATACCTTCATCTTACATCATCCTTTCCGTTTTCATCATTCCAGGACAAAACGGCTAGATTATACATCGGCTCCGTTTTTCCTGTGTTCTGGCATTTTTCACATCTAACCCGGTACAGCTCTGCATCATCCCCAATTCTGTACATGCACTGTACAACGGATTCTCTGCCGCATTTCCGGCAACGGTGGGGATTAGGAATCATTACCGTACACATCCGCCGCAATCTCCCCAGCGCAGGCCGCGTAGCCTGCTACATCGACCCAGTTGTCCTGGTGTTTCGGGTTGCCCTTGGCCCTGCCGATCTTTAACAAGATCATCATGTTCGCCACATCAACCGGCGTGATATCGCGTCCGATATCCAGATAGGCCGTCCACAAATCAGCGATAGCGCCGAAACTATCTTCTGGCCTGCCATGCGTATCCTGCCTTTCCCTGCACACGCACTTTTCGGCGGCGTCCAGGATAGTTTTTCGGGTGGTGGGCTCGTTCTCTTGATTACCGATGGTGTGGCATTTGATAAATGCTGATGCATCCTGCATCAGTTTTTCGTGGCACGCAGTCCCTTCCACTGATTCCGCAACATACGGGCATTTTGTGTTGCAATCTCTCGGCGTTTCGGCGCATTGGCACACCTCTAACGCGGCGATCATTCGCATAGCCTTATCAAATTCCAACCGCTTAGTTACCTGGTCCATCAACATTTTTTACACCCCATTTCCAGCTTTTTCATCTCAGCGATAGCCAACGCCGCCTTGTGCATAGCTTTGTGTTCGCCTGCTTTCGCCACCACCTGCACGGTTTCCGCCGCGCAGATGATAGCTAGGGCCACCAGCCAGAACACCATCCAGGGGTGTGCTAGCATCCATTCCATTATTTCCCCTCCATTTCCCTCAGCGCAAGTTGTTTTTCTTTCCGTTTGCACGATTTCTTGTAGTGTTGCTTTGCTTTGCTTTTGCCGCCGTGGTTGTTGGCCCAGCACGAAAAATGTAGATCAAAATACGGAGTGGCTCTCTGAATCATTTTTGATAGCCTATCGGCCACAGCTCACACCCCATTTCTAAACTGGTCGATTCAGATATATAAAGCTATATATCTTCCTAAGTGGCGTTCCAAATCGTGCGCTTCGTCGAATTCCTTGAAGTCCGTTTTTTCGTCCACGTCTTCTAAATCCTTTCGGAATTTCGCGATGTTTTTCAGGAGTGTTTCGGCCTCTTGCTCTATTCCATCCAGAATCAAGTGTATTTCCTCTTTCTTTTTTTCAAAATCAGTCGCCATTTTGCACCTCCATCATTGCATTGCATTCTGGGCAATTTCTGGGAATAACATTGGTTCCCACGCAATCTCCATTATCAAAAACATAGGCTATCGGGAACATCCCAAATCCACAGTTGGAGCATTGTACGATATCTCTGCATCGTTCCCAGTGTGCGCGTACTCTCGGCGGCTCCCTCAGAGCCTTGATAGCCATATCTAGCGCATCATTTACTGCGCGGCATGATTCGCCTGCTACGCTGCCTGCCGGTGCCGCTGTTGTAATGTGCAGCAATTCTAGCTCTTTAATCGCCTCATCAATCGTCATTTGGCACCTCCATTTTCGCGCCGCAGTTGGGGCAGTAGTCCGATAAAACAAATACATCATTGCAGCTAAAAATAGCTTCGTTTCCGCATCGCGAGCACCTGTACCCTGCGATTGGATCACATCCTGCAAACGCAGGATTCCATCCAGTTATAGCGCTCTCTGGAATTGGTATCCAGAACCCAATCCTCACCGGGGCCACATCAGACCTGGATGTTATTTCTCCATCCATGATGTATTGGCATACCCTTTCCACGGCTTTGGCCTTTTCGTAGTCATCGCTACAAAATTTAACCTCAAACTCGTTCCATTTGTTACTGTATTTGGCGTTCCATGTATCCATATTATCCCCCTCACACAAAAATTTTCGGTGGCCTGGGCATCTCCTGAGATGTCGGACGCCACAGGTGCAGACAGTAGGGATGGTTGTTCACGTACTCGCTCTTGGGCGGGTGGTATTGTACGACTGCCTCCTCATCCTCAAAGAACATATCCTTGATAGCACACATCTCCGCCCAGGTAGGCGGCGTGGCCCGTTTGCGGTTGCAGGGTGACACGCTGACATGCTCCCAACCCCCGCCATTGCTGGCGATGCAGAAAAACGATCTTCCGCCTACGTAAACTTTGAAAGCACCGTTACCGGCATCTCCGGGTCCTCCGTGGATACGGTACCCAAAATCCCTGTCTCGGTATTTGTCCAGGGTGTGCAAGTCTTTCATTCTGCATCCCCCATCTCCTGATACAGCCGGGACGGGGTAGCTGCCTCTTGACCGACGTATTTCCCGGCGTATTCGTCTAGAATCACGCCGCAGATTGTGTGGTAATAGATTTGGCAAATTTCCATGCCGGGGTAGATACGCACCGGCTCGGTGGCTGCCAGCTCCAGCGTCCAGCGACCCCGAAAGCCGATATCCCCAAACCCGGCGGTCACATGCACGGCAAGCCCCAAACGCCCAATAGATGAACGCCCAACCAGCATGGGAACCAGGTTTCTAGTTTCCGTCCACTCCTCCGTGGACGCGATATACACGCGTCCAGGTTTTAGGACGTAACCCTCCGGCGGGATGATGATCTCCCGCGTGCGGTTGTCCAGTTTGGGGTCCAACACCGCCTCTGTGTACACGAGCATCCGATCCATCAGACGCAAGTTGTAGCTGTTGGGGCCAAGCTGCTGGTCGTTGTATGGGTGGATGATGATATCACCAGATGCCATGCGCTGGCGAATTTCATTTCCTGTCAAAATCATTTGTTTTCCTCCTATGTAGGGCACAAGGCCTCGCGATTGTTAGATTTTTGATTAAATATCGAATCCGAAGCACACACCATAGCTACGGCTAGCTCCGGTGTTGTTGCTACTGCCATCTCTGTACACACTGCAAAACACGTTGGAATACGACGCATGCGGGGTTGCCAACCAATACGGGAACTGAACACCGTTCAGCGTTTTAACTCGGTTTTCCTCCTTGAAGTAACGAGGAAGCGGTTCACACGTTTCTTCCTTTCCGTATTCGTTTTCTCCAAAAATTTCCTTCTCGCGCAACAATCTGAGCGGCTCAGTTGCAACTTCCTGCAATTCGTCCGGCAATAAACGGAACAGTTTGCCGAGATATGCTTCCATCGGACTCAGCTGCTCGCCGTTTTTTGCGATCCAATTTTCGTTCATGCAATGGGTGTCTTCGAGCAGGTTTTTCGTAAAAAACGTTGCGCTTCTGTGCCCTGCACGTTCACACACCAGAGTAACGTTTTCACCTGTTTTCAGAACGATGTCGATCTCGTCACCAACATTCAGCGGGTTAGGGCCAGTCTTGATATCATTTTTCAGTATTGCCCATGTCGTTTCCAAGGTGTAGTTTTTCTTGATTTCGATCATTGGTTTTCCTCCTTTTTCGTGGGGCCGTGAAAATGGTTCACACTCCCACAATCCTCATTTGTTGCACCCGTTGCATATCAGCCACAGGCCCCAGCATTTCTTTTTTTGCCTGCTGGTAGAAATTCTTGTCCACCTCAAAACCGTAGGCGTTCCGCCTGATTTCAAAAGCGGCGCGGAGCGTTGAAGCGCTGCCAGCGCACGGGTCGATTACCACATCACCAGGATCGGTGAAAATCTCAATCAGCCGTCGTAAAACAGAAATCGGTTTCTGAGTTGGATGGATCTTCGGATACTCGCGGGATGAATCTCGCCGCCACTCGAACCAGTCGAATACCATGTGTCCGCTGTTGTTGAATTTTGGCAATTTGTCCCGGTAGAGAACCACAGCGAATTCCGTTGCTCCAACGATTTTCATGTTCGCTTTTAGCACCTGGGCAGAATAGTTTTTGCAGAAAAACAACGGATAACTTTTCTTGAACCCATAGCGCTTGCCGTACTCAATCACGGTTTGCATCTGTTCAAACGCACAGAAAACGATCATCGCAGGCGCTTTTCCGCGTTCTTTTGGCTCTTTAATCAGCAGCTTATTGCAGAAATGCATGTATTCTGCGATTTTAAAATTTCCGTCCGTGTTGAAAAACGACGCCCTGGCTTTCTTGCTCTCCCCGTTTTTGTTATCGCCGCCCTGGTACCACATGGGATTGCTGGCATAGGCGTCCGCCCCGATATTGTAGGGGATGTCGGCAATCACAAGTTGCGCTTTCGGGATGTTGTAGCGCTTGTAGTTCTGGAAATTGTCGTGGTACAGTTCGCATTTCAGTTCCATTCAACCACCTCCACGCCGATCTCCCGGCGTTCCCAAAATTCGTGTGACACTTTCCTGTACCAGCGGCGGTTATCATTTGGCAAAATCCAGCCCTTCAAAGCGTCGACGATCATTTTCCCCAGTACGGCGTGATTATCTACATCAAGCCCATCATCCCAGTAAAACACAACCTGCACGGGCGTTTTTACCAAGTCCTTTCGGATCTTGGCCCGTTTCAGAGCTATGGTAGTCAACAGGTGGATATCATCGGAATCACGTTTCCGCTGGTGGTAGTTTTTCCCGGAGTAGTATGCGTTCAGGCTAAATCGTTTATTCCACGCCGTCACGCCCCGTTTGGTTTCCGGGTAGGGGATGGTAAAAAACGCCACCCGTCTAGCTTCGTTCACTGCGCCACCTCCCGGAATCGCCGCAACGCATCCTGCCTCTGCCTCTCCCAGTCCACCGGCGTAGGCGGTGTGTAGGCGGCAGGCTTCTTTTTCGTCCCGGCCTGCTGCATCAGGATTTCCCGCGTTTTTTCCATGTCGGCCCTGATATCCTCCACCGTCCGCACCCTGGGCGGCAACGCCGCCGGTTTGGGTTCCTCCGGCATCTGGGGCAAGGCAGCGGCAAAACTTTTTGCCAGGGCTTGCACGTCTTTGGGCAGGGCATCGAAATCCCGCCTACTCTGGGCCTTTGCCCGAAAACTGCGCTGCAGGTTGGATGCAACCACGGACTGCACGGTTGCTTCGTCCATCCGTGCCCATTCTCGCAACTGCTGGGGTGCATGCACCACGTCCTGGAGAATAGGCGGCAGTTTTGAAAATTCCTCTCCGGCGTTGTAGCTGCTGTTTCGCAATGCTTTGGCGATATACGTCCATGCCTCCTGCTCGGTCATATCGTCCGGGTTGGAAATCTGCCGAACTTTGGCTTTCACAGCCCCGATAGGGGGCGGGAAGGAATCGGTTTTCGTAGCAATCAGACCCTTCACAGCGGCGGCAACGACAGCGTAATCATCGCCGGCGAACATCTCTGCCCACAGAGCAACTACGCTTTCAGCATCGGCCCGTTTCATGTCGCGGTAGTAGCTGGGATAGGCCGCTTTCAGCACGGACATGATAGCCAGGGTTTCAGTTCTATCCACTCAATCCACGCTCCTCGTTCAGCAATTCCAGGAATGGGTTCGATGTTTCAAACCCCGTTCCGTTCTTGGCGGGGGGCGTTTTGCCGCCGCCCCGATCCTGTTCCTTGGACAACCACCGATTGACAAATGCGTTGATGCCGCGTTTCGTTTTTCGTCTGCTTGGGTTGGCATTCAACCAGCCAACCATGCCCCGAAGCTGCTGTATCACGTCGACAGCAGGGTACAGGCCCGCCCATTCATGGCACTGCTCCTGGGAGATTGGGTAAAAGCTCCCATCATTCAGCGGCAGGGAGATAACCGGCGGGGAGACGGTTTCCGGCTCCGCGCTATCTTCTCCGTCTATGTCTATATCAACGTCAGTGTCTATGTCTATGTCAGTGTCTATGTCAATGTCTATATCAAGGTTTTTTGGGTTTTGCTTTTTAAGGGTTGGGTTTTTTGGGTTTTGCTTTTTAAGGGTTGGGTTTTTTGGGTTTTTGTTTTCTGGCTTACCTTTCTTTGGGCGTCCGCCACACTTCCCGTTTTCCCGTTGCTTTTCGATGTATTCATCGTGTGTGGCATCGTCGCGGTCGATTTGGGATCGAAGAACGACAAATGCAATCTTCTCTGCCCCTTTCAAGGGCGGGACTTCTTCACCGTTGGCGTACTGCATGATTGCCAGGAATAACCTCCCACGCTCTTCATCATCCAGCTCTTTGGCTACGTCGATGAAATCCCGATAGATTTTTATGTACGGCAACATCTGGGTTGTTCCCTCCTCAGAGCCGCCCTATCAGAAGGGCAGCTCTCCATCATCTCCTGTGAGGTCGCTGAACTCCGGTTCAGCATAGTTCTTGTTCGGCTGATTGCTCCCGCCGCTCTTCGGTCCGCAGAAATGTGCCTGCGAAACAATCAGCTCCGTCACCTGCCGATCGTTCCCGTTCCGGTCGGTGTAGTCTCTGGTGTTCAGCTCACCTTCTACGGCGATTTCCTGGCCCTTTGCAAAATATTTGCAAATCATCTCGGCTGTACCCCGCCATGCAACGCAGTTCAGAAACAGCGTGGTTTCCGTTTCTTTGTACTTGCGGCTCCACGCCACGCGGAACGATGCAACAGCAACGCCGCTCTGAGTGTAGCGAAGCTCAGGTTGGGCCACTAATCGGCCCTGCAAAATCAAGTGATTTACCATGATGGTATCTTCCTTTCGTTACAGTCTGTACGGTACGACTTCGTCATACCGAAGAAGCGTCGGGATTTCCTTCTTTTCCAGAAGGCGGCGCAGTTCGGCGGGAGTGTAATACACTCTAGCACCGATCTTAATAGGCGTGACCAACCCGCGTTTCCGAATGCAGTCAAGCGTTGCAACGCTGATTCTCAGGCAATCAGCTGCTTCTTTCTTGGTCAGCAGCAGGTTTTCCATTGTCCTTCCTCCTTTTCAGATGCCAGACCTTGCAGAGCGTTTTGTCCAGGATAATCCCACCTGTCAGGTGGTACTTCTCAAAAAACTCGCTATCTGGCATCGTGTGGGCCAACTGGTGCATCTCCGGGGACAGAGGTAAAACCTCCATCCCCTCATGCACGATGTCCGTCCTGTCTCGTCCAGCGCCCACCCGGTCGATGTGATGTAGTTGGGCCGGTCGGCCCGTAATGCAGCATTTTTTTGCCAGCAGGCAGTGATACAAGTAATCGGTGGTATCGTCCACCATATCCAACAGCGGGAACCGGGTGGGAATGTCCCAATCTAGTATGAATCGCACAAGAAACCGTTGGAACCCACACACCAAGGACATGGGGGCATTGGATAGGGAGAACAGCGTTTCCCCCATGGCCTGGGTATCCTCCATTAAGAATTTCAACTTCATGCGTTCCTTGGTGGGGTCCTTGCCCTCCCCGGTATAGTCGGCGATCTCGCCGATTAGGGCATAGCAGGCGCGGCGCTGTTTGTCGGAGAGTGGGCGGCTGTCTATGGGCTGAACTAGGCAGGATTTGAACTCCCGCTTAATCATCGTTGCCCAGTCCGGGTAACGTGCCCTAATCAACAGCTCCCCCGTCCGCTCATCGTAGCCAGTGATTCTGCCCTTAACGATCTCAAGCGGTTGTTTCATGGGCCTTCAACTTCCGCATGCACTCCGAGCAAATCTGTTGCCCGGTTTGCTTTTTGGTGGCCCGTGCGATTTGGTCCGAGGAGTACAGTTTGCCATCCCCTAAAATGTCGGCGGTAATGTCACCGCCACACATTTCACATCTGGGAAGGGGTTTGTAATTCAGTTCTTGGACCGGTTCTTGGTCCGGTGCCTGAGCGTCTGCATCTTTGGTATCATCAATTGCAAGCAGGCCATTCAAGGCGTACTTACGGGCGTAGGAGCTAGTTGCCCCCGTTACCTGGCTAGGGTCCATGCCCTTTTTGTTGTCCGCTTCACGGGCCTGGGCAGTGACTTCCACCCGTTCTCCAGTCTCTGCGTCCACAATGGCAGCAGTGGCAAAAATGTAGTAGCGGTCACCAACCATTTTGATTTCGTCCGAAATGGTCAGCACGGCTTTTTGTTCACCCAAGAGCGGTTTAACGGCCTCGACGATATCCTCACAGCTACGGTATTTGTAGTTCCCGAAATCGTTCTGTTGGCCTTTGGGGGCCTTAATGGCCTGCTGGATTTCCAGCAGCTTTGCGTACACGCCCATCATTTCACCCCCAAGTTGCGCCGCTCCACCAGCCGCACACCAGGCGGATCCAGCGGGTGGTCTTCTTTCAGGTACCGCAACAGATTGGCTTTGTTGATCTCCGGGGCGCGGTAGCGGACGAAATTGTCCTCTTGCCCATTCAGGCAAGCCCAGTTGATAAGGGCGTCTTCGTCATCCACCTCAACCGCCTTGCTGTTGCGGAAGGACACCACACAGCGGGGAGTGGTAAACTTCTGCCCATCCAGGGCCTCATCAAGCACGGCTTCCAACCGTGCTACCTTGTTCTCCGCCACCCGGCGGCGCTCGGTGAGGGCCTGGGCCTCTGCTTTCAGGCCGCGCACATCGTCCTTCAAGTTTTTCACCAGGCAGGCGATGTTCTCGATCTTCTGATCCCGTGCCATTTGTAGGCCCATCAGTTCATCGAGGTTGTTGATCTCGCCCGTCTCCGGGTCGGTGCCGTGGGCGATAGCCGCCAGGATTGCGGCGTCGATTTCATACAAGGTCATTGGTTAGCCCTCCTTCGCGGATATACCCTTTCAGGGTATCCAGCCGTTCCATCAGGTAGCGGTACAGCACATACTCATGGTTTTTCTCCACCCAAGCAAAGAAATCATCAAAGTCGGCGGCGGTGAAAATCTTGATTTCGTCCATCGTCACCGGAATGTTGATTTCCATAGGAAACAAGGCGCTTCCGTTTTCCATTTGACAAATCCCGTCCTTTCTGGTACTATATCCATAGTTTTTTCTTTCCTTTGCCGCTTGCAGGGTGTTCGGCCCCTGTGGGCGGCATTTTTCATTCACCAAGCTTTTCGGCCCACTTCCGAACCCGGTAGACCGTAACGCCGTACTGCCGGGCCAGTTTAGCCCTAGACCATCCAGCACGAAGCCGAACGGCAAAGTAAGGCGGAATAGGGAATTTCTCCCGTGGGTTCTGCAAATACGTGCAGCCATTCGGCCTACACGTCTCGCGTGGGCATTTCAGGCAAATTTCAACCATCTCCGGGTTTTCGCCTTTGCGATATGGCCCGCGGTGTTCAGCGCCACCCGTTTTGGTATCCCTCCACGGCCTCTGAGCGGGCACCGTGAATTCTTCTTTCGTGGCGCTCACACCAACTGCAGCGGGATACCTGCGTTATGCAGGGCGGCGTTGATATTGGCCTTGCGCCGGTTGCGGATACGCTTGCGACGGGCTTCCCGTGCCTTGCGGACCTCTTCGTCACGCCGCTTCTTGGCGTTCTCTTCCAGTGTGGGGCTGATAGCCTGTACCAGGGCCTCGATATCAGCCCATTCCCGCGCAGTGTTGCGCTCCTTGATTTCTTGCACAGTCATGGTTTTTCTCCTTTCAGCAGGCCATCCAACGGGCCAGGTTGATGATAGGGACTACATGGTACCGCTTCGCCCGTCCAACGGGCTTCATAGGAAAGTCTCTACTCTCCCGCAAGGTCTGGGGTTTACACCCCACCAGTCGGGCAGCTTCCGCTACCGTGATCGTCTCCCGTTCAGGAAACAGTTCCCGGAGACGGGTCAGATGGTCGTGAAATGTTGCTTTCTCCATCTTCCTTCCCCCTTTCCTTGTTGTAAGCCATGTAGCGGTCAATCTCTCGCGCCACTTCGTACAGCACTTGCAGCGCGTACAGCTTCCCTTCCGGGTCGGCGTTTTCCAGCCGGGTTTTTGCGTGGGCCAGGTCCTCTTGCAGGACTTTCAGATAGGCCAGGTCAGGTTTCTTCGGCCCGTCGGTATCCTCACCCTTGAACACCAGCCACTTGTCCCACACGATGAAGGACAGCGTGACTTCCGCGTAACTGTTCTCGGCGTGTTCCCGGATAGTGTAGGCGGTAACATCCTTGATCTCCGTCCCATCAACCAGGACGGCAACCTTGCCGTTCTCTGGTTTCACTACAAACTTCTTCGCCATGGTATCGCCTCCTTAGTGGTCCAGAATGTGGGACCGTGTTTTCTGGTGGGCCGGAATAGCTTTCACCGTTCCGGTTCTCCCCGTCTCCTTCATCCAGCGTTTCCCGTACCAGATAGCTGTGCTTTCTTTGGGATAGGTGTAACCGCTGGTGCAAGGCATCACCGCGCCTTTGCAGGCGTCAATGTCGTTTTGGTCCGGGGTAAACTCCCACTCGAAGTCGATCTTCACAGGGTCCATTGGTTTCCTCCCTTCCATTCCCACTTTTCTCCCCGCAGACAGCAGGTGCAGGGTGCTTCGTCGTAGCCCACGGCCTTGTCATGCCGGCAGGTGGCGCAGTCCCCCAGGCGCTTCAAGTCCTAGTGCATGGCCCGAAGCATCTCCTCCGCTTCCCGCAGGATAGCACAGCCTTTGGTGGTGCAGCTGTGTTCCCACCCGCAGCCCATACAGGCCAGTGAGCCAGTTTCGACCTTGAGACGGTGCAGAGATTTCAGGAGGCCATTCAGATCTTGCACTTCTCACACTCCCTCATTCGCTTTACCACGCCATCCGCAGCCATCTCCGCCATCCCGGAGAAGACTTTTCTTACCTGCTCTTCTTCGCCGTTATCGACTGGATCATTATGTATCACCTTCCATTTCTGAGCCACACGGATCACCAGCATCACCAGAAAGCCCAGCTCCATCCACCGAAGCCGTCTTTCATGGGAATCTATAATGTCCGTGACTTTTGTATCAGGTCTGATTCTCATACTACCTCCTCCTTCACTTTAATTATCCTCGTCATCTATCGTTAATGAGTTCATCCAGGAGATTAAGCAGGACGAAATAGGCGCACTCTTGGTGGTGCATTGCCTCATGCATGTGGGCCATGTACTCTTTTAACAACCCTTGCGTGTCGTGCCTGTCCGCTCTCGGTGGGTCTTTATGACTCCCTGCACATGGTCTCAGGTCGCGTTCTTGTGCGGCCTGAGGCTTTTCGTAAGGAACTTTCAGCGTTCTCACCCCCTGATAGCTACTATCTTTGTGTAATAATTCAACGTTTTTGCGTTGACTTTTTTAACTGTATACACTAAACTAAATTTGTAAGGGTTTTACCCCTTACGCCCCCGCCATCTGCCCCGCCTCCCTACGATTCCACCCGAAAGGAGGTGAACAAAATGGCCAAAAGAAACAGTGTGCGGACTTCTGCAAAGGTCGCTTCGGCCGCTGGTAAAGCTCTCTCCAAGTCCTCTACCAGCAAAGCGACAAAATCTCTTGCGGCTTCTGTGTTATCCAATCGGAAGTCCAAGTGAGTGGCATCCGTACATATACCCTCAAGGAAGGTGCCACCCTGTCCTCTGAGGGGTCGGCAGCTGGTGTTGACGCACCGGCTGCTTTTTAATTATCCTCGAACAGTTCTCCGGCGGAGACACCGATCGCTTCCGCGATGCGAGGAATATAGTCAGCTTTGATGGTCTTACGACCGTGCATCATGGCAACGAACTGCGTCGCTGAGAATCCTGCCCTAGCTGCCACTGCCTTCTGCACCAAGCCCTTCTGCTTGATGATCCGGCGGATGTTTTCTGCTACGCCCATCGGGTATTACCACCCCCTCCCCCGAACAGCTCCCGGAGGTCAACCACCCCCAGGGAGTCCGCGATGCGAATCGCGGTCCGAACGCCTGGCTCTCGCTTATCCTGTTCGTAGTACAGATAAGCTCTCTCGGAAACATTCGCTTCTTTAGCAACCTGAGCCTGCGTTTTACCGGACTTCTCTCTGGCTGCTTTTAATGCCACGTTCATATCCCCTCTCTTTCTTAAGTGGCACGCACAATAGTTCATGTCCTGCTAGTATAATAACATGCACCATTGTTCATGTCAATGCCTTTTCACGTTTTCTAAGGAGGTTTTTGCCATGTCGTTTCCAGATCGCATTGTTCAACTCAAAACCGAACGAGGACTTCTCCAAAAAGATATTGCCTCGTCTGTCGATGTCTCTCTCCGCCTTTACCAGTATTACGAAAAGGGTCAGAGGGAACCGACCCTCTCCGTCCTGGTTCGTCTGGCTGACTTCTTCGACGTCTCCCTGGACTACCTGGTAGGCCGCTCTGATGACCCGGCCCGCCGGTCTTCCCCGCGTGATATACTCGGCGGGAAAGGAGGTGAATGATATGAAGTTGAATATTGATTGCGTCCGTTCCGTTCTCTTGGCCATTGAAAACTTTGAGTACGGAGAAGTGTGTAACTTCACTGACTTTCTAAGCAAGCCAGAGTTGCACGGCTATCCAGAAGATGATGTTCAGTATACTTGCCAAAAGCTCTTAGAAGCAGGCTACATAAAAGCTCTGACTTTCCGTTACCCTAAACAGCCAGAAGCTATAGCCAGAGTTTCTGACTTGACATATTCTGGACATGAGTTTCTGAATACGATCCGCAAAGATACACTCTGGGAAAAAACGAAGAGCATTGCCAAAAACGTCGACGTTTCTTCCTTAAGTGCACTCGCAGAGATTGGGAAACAGCTTGCGTCGTCTGCAATTACCGACTCGCTGCAGCACCTCCTGTGATCGCCACCCTGACAGTCAAAACAGGTAACTGATCAGGGCTTTCTTCCAGCTGATAACTCATGACATCGTGGATCTCGTGCCCATCCAGGACGAGCTGCACGGTGTCTTTTTTCGTTCGGATTTCGAGTGTCTGTGCCACCTTCTCACCTCCTCTCACTACGCTGGCTCTTCTAGCTCTGCTTGCTGTTTGTACAACTTGTTGAACAAATAGGTTAAAAAAATAGATAGGACACCTTTGCCCCAATCGCATCTGCCAGTTTGGTCAGCGTGTCTGTCTTTACGCACGTTGCCTTTCCGTTTTCCAGGGCAGAGATTGTCGCCCTGGAAACCCCAGACTTTTCAGCCAGCATCTCCTGAGTCAGGCCTTTTTTCTCTCTAGATGCTCGCAGTTTGTTGCCCATCCGCAACACCTCCTGTTTGATTTCTGATTGTAGTTTAACACGTTGTACATTCCTTGTCAACCCTGTTGTACATTTTTTCTTGCTATTTTGTTAAACCCGTTGTATAATTGATTTGACATAAGATTGACAGCAGAAAGGATGTGACCAAATGACGTTAGGTGATATTATCTCCGGTTATCGCCAGGAACATGGTATGTCTATGGATAAATTCTCCAAGGCTTCTGGTATCAGTAAGGCGTATATCTCTATGCTGGAAAAAAATAGGACACAACGAGGAGAAGAACCAGCTCCATCTATTGAAATGTACCGAAATGTTGCTCATGCAATCGGGGTCAGTGTAGATGAACTCGTTCGTATGGTAGACGGGAAGGTTACTTTGACTACTCCTCTCCCCTCCAATGTCCAACCCATGCCCGCGATGCACCAGGTCCCCCGATTAGGTACAATCGCCTGCGGCGACCCATTGCTTGCCCAGCAGAATATTGAGGGCTATGATAGCGTGCCTGACTATGTCAAATGCGATTTCACGCTGGTCTGCCGAGGTGACAGCATGATAAACGCCAGGATTTTTGATGGTGACATTGTCTGCATCCGGGAGCAGCCAGAGGTAGAGAACGGCGAGATCGCGGCGGTTCTGATCAATTCGGAAGAGGCCACACTAAAACGAGTACGGCTGTTTGACGATCACATTGTTTTGGAGCCGGAGAACCCGATGTATAAACCTTTTGTGTTCTGGGGTGAAGAGATGAATAACGTAAGGATTCTTGGGAAAGCAACGCATTTTATCAGTGCGTTAAAATAAAGAAATTTTCACTGGAAAAGGCTGGTGATAGAGGACAATATAGCCACCATTCCCCTGCAAAATATAAAGAGAAAAGAGGAAAAATCATGGTAGAAGTATTTGGGGGCATTCTTTTTATCATTGTAATTGTCCTGCTCGTAAAGAATTCCAAGCTCAAGAAGAAATTGAAAGCGCTCACGGAATCTATGGGGCAGGCTACGGACGTTGAGAACTACTGCCAGATGAAGAGAGATGAGGCAGATGCTTATTACAGAGAAAAGCAGGTAGGTGCAGACACGCTTGTTTCGGACGCTGAGAAAAGGATCAACACCATCAGACAGTCTATCGCTCAGCTCCGTGCGGAGAAGAGCAACCTGCAAAATGAGCTGAAAGCGCTTACTCTGGAAGATAAGATTCAGGCCGTCTCGATTGAAGCCTATGAAAACCTGAAGTCCGATGAGGTCAAGAATAAGCTGGCCCTTTTGCAGAACCAGCAGACAGAGATGCTGAAGACTGGCAAGGCCCTTACGATCAGCAGCAATGAATCAAAGAAATTCATCAATAGCCAGGAGAAACAGATCCTCCGCTGTTTCAACGCTGAGTGCAGTGCCATCATCGAAAAAGTCACAGTCAAGAACGTTGATACTTCCAGAGGAAAAATTCAGCGTGCTTTTGATGCCATCAATAAAATTTTTGCCATTGATGGGGTGCAGATTACGGCAGCCTATCTGTCCAGTAAGCTCGAAGAGTTGAGCCTTGTCTATGCCTATGCGGTCAAGCAGGAAGAGGAACGGGAGCAGCGCAAGGCTATCCGCGAGCAGATGGTGGAGGAAGAAAAAGTTCGCCGGGAGATTGAGCGGCAGAAACAAAAGATTGAGAAAGAAGAAGCTCAGTTCTCCAAGGAAGTTGGTAAACTGATGACCTATATGCAGAAGGCGACGGACGATGTAGAGCGTCAGCTGTACATTGATAAGATCGCTGAGTTAGAGGGTAAGTTGAAAGCTCTGGAGTCGGACAAAGAAAACGTCTTGGAGAGAGAACAGAACACTCGCGCAGGATTTGTCTACATTATCTCCAATATTGGCTCTTTCGGTGAGCGTGTCTTCAAAATCGGCATGACTAGAAGATTGGAGCCGATGGACCGAATCGCCGAGCTGAGCAGTGCGTCTGTCCCCTTTCCCTTCGATGTTCACGCCCTGATTTTCTCGGAGGATGCCCCCGCACTGGAAACTACGCTGCATCAGCATTTCAATGGTTTCCGGGTCAACAAAGTGAATCCCCGGAAAGAGTTCTTCCGCGTGGATCTGGATGAGATCAAAAAGGTCGTCCTGGAGAACCACAATGCAACCGTGAAATTCGTTGATATTCCAGATGCCACCGAGTACCAGGAAACGTTGAAGCTGAACTAAAGGGGGCGAATGCGTATGCCCCACGCCTGTGTGGGTGAACCGACGCAATGCCTTAAATACAAAATCCCCCAGCCTAAGCTGGAGGATTTTGATTCACGGCCCCTTAAGGGTGCAATATTTTATAAAAGAGAGGAACCGCCCAAAATTCGAGTGCAGGCGGCTCCCCCTATAAACCCGACCAAACAACACACTGCTATGCTGTCGATCCCTGCTAGTGTAGCACAACACAGGAGGAAAATCAACATGCTAAAACGGAAAGACGGCCTGTATCAGGAATACATCACCATCAAAGAGGGTGGGCGCAGCAAGCGCAAATATTTCTATGGAAAGACTAAGCGTGAGGTGTTGAAAAAGATTCAGGACTACCAGGAGGCGGAAGAGGTCGGAAGGACATTTGAAAGCGTCTCAGATGAATGGTGGGACGCCCATGTGAAAACACTAGCCCACAACACCACAAAATCATATAGCCCTGCTGTGCGCCGTGCTACGGGCTATTTTGGGGCCTGGTATATTCGGGAAATCAAACCGGTTGACATTAACAATTTCCTGCTGGATTTCATCGAGGAAACCCACGCCGCCCAGAAAACAGCCAGTACCCAACTAACAGTAATCAATCTGATCTGCAAATACGCCGTAGCCCGTGGCTACATCAACGACAACCCCGCCCGTGATTTGAGCGTCCCCCGCGGCCTGGAACACAAAAAGCGGGAGATAGCCAGTGATGATGATATCAAACGTATCCGGTATTCTACGAACTGTGCCGGTGGGTTCGGGATGTTCGCCTACTGGGTTTTGTATACCGGCCTGCGCCGTGGGGAATTGCTGGCCCTGCGCTGGGATGATGTTGATATGCAGAACCGCGTGATAAACGTTCGGCGTTCCGTGTACTACATCGGAACACAGGCCAGAATCAAAACTCCAAAGACCGATGCAGGAACCAGGCCGGTGCCGTTGATAGATGCCCTTTTTGCCAAGATCGGCAAAAAGGGTAAGGGACTGGTGTTCCCTGGTGACGATGGAAAACTAATGCGAAACGCCCATTTTGAGAACCTGTGGCGTAGGTACTGTAAGGAATCCGGCGTAACATGTAGCCCCCACCAGATACGCCACGCCTACACAACCATGTTGTACGAAGAGGGCATCCAGGTAAACGATGCACAAAAAATTCTAGGCCACGCCCAGGCATCCACCACTCAGGATATTTATACGCACATTCGGCAGGTCCGAGCGGACAAGGTGAAGGAAAGCCTGCTATCCGCCGATTACGACCTTACACCCCCTAAATTGAAAGTGTTGTAA